CTTACGCAGACTGGGTAATATACGATACTGACGTAACATCTAGCGTAAGTACTATATATAACAACGGAGTGCCTAATGATGTTTCTAGCTTAAATCCTTTTTTATATTATAAGTTTGATTCCTCAAATTGTAATTTTATAACTGACGGAAATAACTCTAGAATGGAATTTACAGATGTAAGTGGAAACAATAGAGGAGCTTTTGGACCTTGGAATAATTTAAGTGGAAACAATTCACCTAGATTAAAAACAGAAAATATTAGAGGTGGTAGTGTTTCTTTACAAGGCAACACTAATATAACGTTAACAGAGCAAAACCTTGTTAACAATAATGTATCTACGTTAAACGGTGAAAGCTCAGGTATGGACACCACTAATTTAGTTACAAGTAATTTAACTAAGAAACAACCGTTTAGTAGTTATAGTGTTTACTTTGACGGTGCTGGAGATACATTTGATATTCCAGATGCAACAGTTTTAAAACCTCAAAATATAACTGTTTCAACGTGGTTAAATGGAGGAACTCAAGCTGGTAATTATAGATATCCTCTAGCTAAATATTATGCAGGATCAGGAGCCGCGTATGGTTTTTATACAGGAGCAACTACTAATAAAATAGCTTTTACAATGCGTAAAGGTAATGATACAGGATGGGCTACAACAGGACTTTCTACTGTAATGGATGACACTTGGCATCATATTGTAGGAACATTTGACGGCACAACAGTAAGTTTATATGTAGATGGAGCTTTAACATCTGCAGTTGCTTCTGGTTCTACAGGTATAACCTATGGAAGTGGAGATTTAACTATAGGAGCTTTTCAAGCTTCATCTCTTGAGTATGTTGGAGATCAATCAAATGTAGCCATATGGGACTCTGCGTTAAACACTGATGATATTTTAAACCTATACAACAATGGAGTTACGCAAGATTTAAGTAACTTTAGAATACAACCTGTAGCTTGGTATCCAATGGATGAATCTTACACCTATTTTAATGGATCTGTTTTAGTAGCAAGAGATGTTATTAGTGGTAATGATGGAGTTGGAGCAAATATAACTCAAGAAAAGATAATAGGTAATGCACCTGGTTCTACTGGAAACGGCATTGGAACTAATTTAACAATAGCAGATTTAAAAGGTAACATGAGCTCAAGCTCTAATAATTCATACAGTATTAATATGGCTGATTACGCTAGCGGCGTAACAAATCCAGCAAATTCAGGTAGATCAACTAGTGTACCTGGTTAATTAAATATATAAAATGACAACATATATAGTAATAAATATAGATACTCAAACCTCATCAGTAGATTTTAGTCAAATAAATACAACTAGTTCGCAGACTATGAGAAGAAATGTAGCTAATACACAAGCTATGTTATCTTATCAAGTTGAACCTAGTTTTATAACTAACAATAGGATTGTTCCAATTGAAACTTTAAATCACGAACAAGCATTAGCTTTATTAGCAACTGAAGCTTGGACGCCTGCAACTCCAGATCCTGAGTAATGATAATAGGTATAATAAATATATTACCTGAACGTATGGTTCCACCAGGTGAGTCATTAAGACCTAAGCCTGGAACTCAATTTGATTTAATAACAGAAATAGGAATTTTAATTAAATCTGAAGCAGGTCAACAACTTGTAACAGAACAATCACCATAATATGGCAACTAAATTTTCAGACTTTACAGGACAAGCAGCTACAGGCACATCTTTTGTAGTAGGATTTGATGGAACTACTAACACTAAGTATACTCAAGATCAGTTAACTAACTTTGTTTTGGATGGTACTTTATCTGCCGCTAGAACGTTAAAACTTAATGGTAATAATTTAACTATAAATTACGGAACTGGCAATGTTTTTCCAACTATTTCCGCAAATAAATTTACACTTTACCCAAATGGAGATAGTGTAGCTGCTTCAAGAAAAGCTATAGATTTAGTTGGAAATATTACTTTTGCTTATACTGGTAATAATTCTAATTCTATAGGCTTAAATTTTACTAGTCATAACACGTCAATTAGGGCTTATGGATTTACTTTTTATGGCGGTGGTGGTTTTAGCACTAACAGCGGTTATAGTGTTATAGGTCCAAATTTTACTTATAATTCTGGAGCCGATTTAACTGCTAGGCTAGGCGTTGTAGGTAAGCACAATGATAATACTTCATACGCTTTTAGAGTTCAAAACTCTGATAGTGATGAACTAATGCAAGTTCGTAATGATGGCGCTATTGCAATAGGTAAAGGAACTGCAGCTGGAGACGTAGGAGCTGTAATAATAGGTCAAGATTCTGTAGCGAACCAAAGAGGAGTTTCTATAGGCAGAAGCGTTACTTCTGGTCAAGAAGGTATTTGTATAGGATATGAAGCTGGTTTAAATGCAGCAACTGGTAGAAATATAAATATAGGTACATACGCTCAAGGTAGTGGCACTGCTTCTATAATGTTAAATTCATCAGCTGGTTTTCAAGCGACTAATACAACTCCTTATAATTTTGGTGTTTATATGTCTTCAAACACAACTCCGGATTTTAGAGTTATTGGTAATGAAGGTATGATACCACCTAGTATAACCACTACAGTTAGAAACGCTATAAGTTCTCCAGTAACAGGTAGTACAATATACAATACAACTGATAACAAATTACAGTTCTACAACGGATCTGCTTGGGCGGACGCAGCTGGCGGCGACAGTATTTATACAGCTGACGGAACAATAAGTGAAAATAGAATTGTAACTATAGCTAATAATGGAAATGTACCTTATTCAGTTAATTTTAAAGGTAATTCTGGCGCTGCGGGAGCAGGCCCAGTTTTTTTACAGATAGAAAATGAAAGAGTAGACGCTGCTTATAGTACTAATAGTGGTGCACAGTTAAGACTTAAAGGTGGTTCTAGTAGTGGAAGTTTAAACACAGATTTAGATATAATTGCTCATGGTAGTAATTATGGCGGCTCTTCAGCACCTCAAGTACATTTTAATTCTAATAGAGGTTATACTTTTACAGCAGGTACAGGTGGTTCTACTACATCGTATGGAGTTTCTCAAGATTTAGTTTTAAAATCTGGAGATACTGGCCAAATAGTTGTAAGTACAACTACAAACTTTGGTAATAATACTAACACAACTATAGCTATGACTGGTGGTGGTGGTGGCAGTAGTTCCATGATTCAAATAGGTAAATCAGGTGATGATATTGGTAAATTTTTCAGAGGATCAGCTAATGGTGTTTTACAAATAGGTAAACATAGTGGTGGTGCTTATGGATCTGCTGGAACAACAACTACTGAAATGTATGTTGATGGAAGTAGTAATGTTGGTATAGGAGATAATACTACTATAAATGCTAGACTTCACGTTAAAGGCGCAGGTGCTACTTCTGCTACTACTTCTTTATTAGTTGAAAACTCTAATGGAGATGATTTATTATCTATAAAAGACGATGGTACTTTTACTTTAGGTAAAGGAGCGTCATCAACTGATTATCGCGCAGTATCTATAGGAGCGGGTGCTACTGCTAGCAATAGTTTTGATATTTGTATAGGTACAGGAACAGCATCTGGAGGTAATAGTATTGCTATAGGTAGATCGTCAAGTTCTGGAGCTGACGCGATAGCTATGGGTAATGGAGCTAACAGTGGTGCTAACGGCGTTGCCATGGGTCAAGTTTCGACAGCTACTGGAACTGGAGTTGCAATAGGATTAGCTTCTAAAGCACCTACGTCTTCTATAGGTTTAGGGGCTAAAGCAAAAGGCACTGGAGCTAATAGCATAACATTAAATGCTAATGGAAGCGATGTTACACCAAGCACAGCAAATGAATTTGGGGTTTATATGACCTCGAATACTACTCCTGATTTTAGAGTTATAGGAGCAGAAGGCATGGTGCCACCTAGTATTACTACAACTGTTAGAGATGCTATATCTAGTCCTGCTTCAGGAAGTACTATATATAATACTACAAATAACAAATTACAATTTTATAATGGTTCAGCTTGGACAGATGCTGGAGGCGGTGGTGATAATATATACACTGCTGATGGCACAATAGCTAGTACAACTAGAACAATAACAACTACAGGTACTAGTAATATAATATATAGTTTAAGTAGTAATTCTAGATTTTATATAAATAGTTTATACGTATTACCAACTGGTGGAATAGTAACTCCAATAAGTGGTTATTTTCAAATAAATAGTTATAGCACAAGACTTCAAGCAAATTACCTTTTATTATATTCTTCTACTTATATTACAGGTACAACTGCAGGTTTTGTAACTGTATCTGGAACTACTGGAACTTCTCATAGCATAAACGCTAGGTTAGGTGTTATAGGTAAATCTGCTACATCAACTACTGATTACGCTTTTAGAGTACAAGATTCTGCATCAGCAGATATGTTAACAGTTAGGGATGATGGAGTTTTTACTTTAGGTAAAGGAGCTACTAATAACGCTGGAAACAATAGTGTTATTATAGGTAAATCTGCTACAGATACAGCTGCTACAAATACTTATAATACTATTATAGGAGCTAGTGCTAGTGTTACAGGAGCTAATAACGCCGCTAATGTAGTAGTAGGTGATTCTTCATTAAGCACGGCAAGTGGAGGTGTAGCAATAGGTAGTGAAGCACAATCTAATGCAGTTGCTGCTATAGCAATAGGTCAAAGAGCTAAACCTACTGGAGCTAATTCTGTAACTTTAGATGCTACAGGTACTAGTGTTACGGCTCCAAACACAGCTAACGCTTTCGGAGTATACATGTCTAATAATACTACTCCTGATTTTAGAGTTGCTCATGATGGTAATTCTTATATAACTGGTTCTGGTAATTTTGGTGTAGGTGTAACTAATCCAACTCATAGAATTCAAACACCAACATCGATAGGTATTACAGGAGATTCAACTAACAATGGAAAATTATTTTTATATTGTAGCGCTGGTACAGCGCATTATGTTTCAATTGAAGGACCTGATCATCTTGGAGGTTCTCAAGCTAGCTATAATATAAAACTGCCTGACGCAGCTCCAGCAGCTAATCAAGTACTACAATCAGATTCATCTGGAAATTTATCTTGGGTAAATCCAAGAGACTTAAACTTTTCAGGTTTACCAACTAGTGATCCTGGAGTATCTGGAAGACTTTGGAACAACGAAGGAGTAATAAACGTATCAGAATAAACAAAACAAATAAAAAAAATGGCATTAAAAATAAAAGCAAGCGGAGACGCTAAACTAGTAGTAAGTGGAACTACTACTGAGTTATCAGAGATATACTCTAGATTAGAATTTGGATTACCAAAAAATGGTAGCTCTATGAACGCTGGTTTATATAACTATGCGTCAGAAGCTTTATATACATCATCTCCTGGTTCTCTATTGAAGTTAGATAACTTTAATACTAATTTCAATATAGAAGTTGCTTCACCGGCTGAACAATCATTAAATACTGGACATGAAGGAGTTAAATCTCAGCTAGAAGCTTTAGGCTACACAGTTACAATAGTAGATTTATGATTATATAGGTGATAGTAATATTACAAATAAACAAAAATTAAATTTAATATAATGGAAAATAAAATAAAAGAAGAAGAATTAAAGACAATAAAAGAACAGCAAGAAGAGCTAAGCAATTTATTAAGTAACATAGGTGTTGCTGAAACTCAGAAACACGCCTTGCTTCACGAAATAGTTGAAGTAAATAAAAAAATAGAAAAAACTAAAGGTGAGTTAGAAAAAGAATATGGAGCTGTTAACATAAACTTAGAAGACGGTACATATACTGAAATCAAAGAAGATGTCGAAGGTAATAAGGAAGATTAGTATAGGATCTGATTATAAAAACGATGCTATGCACTATTCTCTTGGACAAGAAGTTTATGGTGGTCATACTATTGAAGCTATATTAAATAATGAAAAGAGTGGGGAATATTCTATTTTTATTAAAAAAAATAATGAAGTTCTGCCTTGGAAAAGATTTAATAATCAAATGGCTATAGCTATAGAATATGATCTTAAGTATTGATGAAAAGTTTATATAGGTTTATTATAAAACCTTTAGAACAAAGATATGACAATATACGAAAAGTTAATGATAAGCAACTTATTATTAATACTAGCATTGAAGATCATAGATTTGTTAGTAAAAAAGCCGTAGTAGTAGCTAAGCCTGCGGCTTATAGGACTGAGGTTAATGTAGGTGATGTAGTTTACGTTCATCATAATATTTTTAGAAGATATTATGATATGAAAGGTAAAGAAAAAAATTCATCTACATTTTTTAAAGACGATATGTATTTTTGTTCACCTGAGCAAATATACATGCATAATTTAAAGTGTCACTTAGATTATTGTTTTGTTAAACCTGTTTTGAATAAAGACCATTTTAAGAACCAAAAAGAACAATCTAATATTGGTATAGTAAAATATGGAAATAGTTTATTAAACGATCTTAGAATAACACCTGGCACACTTGTAACGTTTACCCCATATTCAGAGTTTGAATTTATTATAGAAGGTGAACGACTTTATTGTATGAAATCAAATGATATAGCTATTACCCATGAGTACGAAGGAAACGAGAAAGAATATAATCCGAGCTGGGCGTAGGGCAGTTGACGAGTTAATTAAGGTAGCAGAAGAAAAAATTATTACTGAAACAGGTAATGATGATCTTGCAGCTGATAGACTTAAGAATGCTGCAGCTACTAAAAAGCTATGTATCATGGATGCTTTTGAAATATTGCAACGTATTGAAGAAGAGCAAAATGTTTTAGACGGTGAAGACAAAACTAAACAAGTTAAAAGTTTTAAAGGTTTTGCAGAAGGGAGAAGTAAGTGAGTTATAAACAAACGCTTTGGAAAGAAGTAAAAGATGTTATAAATCCTAAAATATTATCTAAAAATAATAGGTATAAAAAATGGAGTTATGGTTATAATGAAGATTATGACTTTGTAGTAATTAGCAAAACAGGAAAGATTGGACAGATCATTGAAATACAAAATCTCAGGATTGCTTTACCAGCAGCAGATGAACCGTATAAACGAAGCAAGGACAAAAAGGAACAATACTGGAAACAGTTTGAATACCCAAAGGAATTACAAAAAATAAAAACAAGATTTGATTGGGAAGAATATCCAATTAGTTTTAAAGAAAAATGGTATGAATATATCGATGAAGAATTTAAGCGTCGAGAACAAGGTTTTCATTTCTACAATTGTGGCAGTCCTGTATATATTACTGGTACTCATTACATGTACTTGCAATGGTCAAAAATTGATGTTGGAGCTCCCGACTACAGAGAAGCAAACAGACTCTTCTTTATATTTTGGGAAGCTTGTAAAGCAGATCACAGATCCTACGGAATGTGTTACCTTAAAAACAGACGTTCTGGATTCTCTTTTATGGCATCAGCAGAACTCGTTAATAAAGCTACAATATCTTCCGATGCTAGATTCGGTATACTTTCCAAGTCTGGTTCCGATGCCAAAAAAATGTTTACAGATAAAGTTGTCCCGATATCGGTCAACTACCCTTTTTTCTTTAAACCTATTCAAGATGGAATGGATAGGCCGAAAACGGAGTTGGCGTATAGAGTTCCAGCCGCAAAGCTTACTAGAAGAAAGCTTCAAGAAAATATCAAAGAATTAGAAATAGAAGGTTTAGATACTACTATTGACTGGAAAAATACAGGTGATAACTCTTATGATGGTGAAAAGCTAAAACTATTAGCTCACGATGAAAGTGGTAAATGGGAAAGACCTGATAATATATTAAATAACTGGAGAGTTACAAAGACTACATTAAGGCTAGGTTCTAGAATTGTTGGCAAGTGTATGATGGGTAGCACCTCAAATTCATTAGATAAAGGTGGAGACAACTTCAAGAAACTATACTATAATTCAGACGTTACAAAAAGAAATAGAAACGGACAAACATCTTCTGGGCTCTATAGCTTGTTCATACCTATGGAGTGGAACTACGAAGGATTCATGGACACTTACGGATTACCTGTTTTCATTAGAGGAAAAAATAGCGTTAAAGGAATTGATGGTCACGAAATTACAACAGGAGTTATTGAGCACTGGGAAAACGAAGTTGAAGGATTAAAACAAGATCAAGATAGTTTAAACGAATATTACAGGCAGTTTCCAAGAACAGAGCAACACGCTTTTAGAGACGAAACAAAACAAAGTTTATTTAATCTAACTAAAATATACGAGCAGATAGATTATAACGAAGAGCTTAATAATAAAGCTAATTTTACTAGAGGTAGTTTTATGTGGCAAAATGGTATGAAGGATACTAAAGTTAACTTTATGCCAAATAAAGATGGTAGATTTTTAATATCATGGGTACCGCCAGTGCAACTACAAAATTTAGTTATAAATAAAAATGGTATTAAATATCCAGCTAATGAGCATGTTGGAGCATTTGGTTGTGACTCTTACGATATTAGCGGCACTGTTGACGGTAAAGGTTCTAATGGAGCTTTACATGGTTTAACTAAGTTTTCTATGGAAGACGCACCACCTAACCATTTCTTTTTAGAATATGTAGCTAGACCTCAAACAGCTGAAATATTTTTTGAAGATGTGCTTATGGCTTTAGTTTTTTATGGCATGCCAATACTAGCTGAAAACAACAAACCTAGATTATTATACTATTTAAAACGAAGAGGTTATAGAGGTTTTAGTATGAACCGCCCTGATAAAGTGTGGAATAAATTATCTTCAACTGAAAAAGAAATAGGTGGTATACCAAACACAAGTGAAGATATTAAGCAAGCACACGCTGCTGCTATTGAAAGTTATATTGAAACATATGTAGGTAGAACAACGGAAGGTTATGGCGATATGTATTTTCAAAAAACATTAGAAGACTGGTCTCAATTTAACATTAATAATAGAACAAAATACGATGCTTGTATTAGTTCTGGTTTAGCCATTATGGCTTGTAATAAAAATAGATACACACCAGTCGCAACAAGATTAAAAAAATACGTTGATTTAGGTATAAAAAAATACGATAACACAGGTTATGTTTCAAAAATAAAGTAAATGAATATAATTCCAAACGCAAACACAACAAGTTCTTTTCCAAGTCAGGTAGTACCAGATGCAGAAAAAGCTACATATGATTATGGTTTACGCGTTGCTAGAGCTATAGAAGATGAATGGTTTAGAAATGATAGAGGTAGATATGATAGATTTAATACTAACTATAATAATTTTCATAGATTAAGACTATATGCTAGAGGTGAACAATCAGTTCAAAAGTACAAAGACGAACTATCAATAAATGGTGACTTAAGCTATTTAAACCTTGATTGGAAGCCTATACCTGTGATACCTAAGTTTGTTGATATTGTAGTTAACGGTATGTCTCAAAGAAGCTATGAAATAAAAGCTTTTGCTCAAGATCCAGAATCAATATTAAAAAGAACTTCTTACGCAGAGTCATTGCAAAGAGATATGACTCAAAAAGCTTTAATAAACCAAATTAAACAAGTCACTGGTTTAGATGTTTCTAAATCTAATGGTAAAGGTTTAGAACTTCAAAATGAAGAAGACCTCCAGCTGCACATGCAAATGGATTATAAAGATTCTATAGAAGTAGCAGAAGAAGAACTTATAAATCAAGTATTAGATTACAATAGATACGACTTAATTAGGAAGAGATTAAACTATGATCTAACTGTTTTAGGTATATCTTGTGTAAAAACTAACTTTAATAGATCTAACGGTATTGAAATACATTATGTAGATCCAGCTAGTTTAGTATATTCATACACTGACGATCCTAACTTTGAAGATTTATATTACGTAGGTGAGGTAAAGAACATAAGTTTACCAGAACTTAAAAAACAGTTTCCTAATTTAACACCAAACGATATAGAAGAAATACAAAAGTATCCTGGTAACTCTACTTATACTAGAAATTTTAATGGTAGGTATGATGATCAAACTATTCAAGTACTTTATTTTGAATATAAAACGTATACTAATCAAGTATTTAAAATAAAAGAAACTGCTAATGGCCTTGAAAAAACATTAGAAAAACAAGATATATTTTTAGATGCACCTGAAAATGAAAACTTTAAAAAAGCTTATAGATCAATAGAAGTTTTATATAGAGGAGCTAAAATACTAGGTCACGAAAAAATGTTAAATTGGATGATGTGTCCTAACATGACTAGACCTTTTTCAGATACTACTAGAGTTAACATGAATTATAACATCGTAGCTCCAAGGTTGTACAAAGGTAGAATTGAATCTTTAGTTGGTAGAATTACTTCATTTGCCGACATGATACAGCTCACGCACTTAAAGCTACAGCAGGTAATGTCAAGAGTAGTTCCTGACGGTGTGTTTATGGATGTAGATGGTTTAGCAGAGGTTGATCTTGGTAATGGTACAAACTATAATCCAGCCGAAGCTTTGAATATGTATTTTCAAACCGGTTCTATTGTAGGTAGATCTTATACTCAAGATGGTGGACCTAATCCAGGCAAGGTTCCAATACAAGAATTATCTACTTCAAATGGTATGGGTAAGATACAGTCTTTAATACAAACTTATCAGTATTATTTACAAATGATAAGAGATGTAACCGGACTAAACGAAGCTAGAGACGCTAGTGCCCCTGATAAATACGCTTTAGTTGGCTTACAAAAACTAGCTGCAGCTAATAGTAATACAGCTACAAGGCACATATTACAAGCTAGTTTGTATTTAACTCTTAAAACTTGTGAAAATATTTCACTAAGAGCAGCTGACGCTTTAATGTTTCCAATGACTAAACAGTCATTAATGCAAAGTATATCAAGATATAATGTTGGTACTTTACATGAGTTAGAAAACTTAAACATGCATGATTTTGGTATATTTCTAGAGTTAGAGCCAGATGAAGAAGAAAAACAAATATTAGAGCAGAATATACAAATAGCTTTAAAAGCTGGTCAAATAGATCTTGAAGATGCTATAGATATTAGAGAAGTTAAAAACCTCAAGCTAGCTAATCAAATGTTAAAGAAACGTAGAAAAGATAAAGCAGCTAGAGATCAACAAGCTCAACAAGCTAATATACAAGCGCAGGCACAAGCAAACGCAGAGCTAGCCGAAAAGACAGCTTTAGCAGAAACTCAAAAGCAACAAGTGTTGACAGAGCAAAAACTTCAATTAGAAAAAGCTAAATCAGATTTTGAAGTTCAAAAAATGGAAAGAGAAGCTCAAGTTAAAAAAGGTCTAATGGAATTAGAGTTTAATTTTAATATGCAACTTGCTCAAGCTCAAGGTCAAACTAAAATTGATGAAGATAAATTTAAAGAAGATCGTAAAGATCAAAGAACTAAAATACAAGCAACTCAACAATCAGAGTTAATTGATCAAAGAAAAAACGATTTGTTACCAAAAAACTTTGAATCTGCCGGTAACGACTCATTAGGTGGATTTGGTCTAGAGCAATTTACGCCTAGATAATTTTACATTAACTATTATATTATATTATGTCAGAACAAGTAAAAACAGAAGGTGAATTTAAGGTTAAGAAAAAACCTGGAAGACCTAGAAAATTAGTTTCACAAGATGAAACAATTAAAGTAGATTTAAATAAAAAAGAAGAAGATGCCGTTGAAGAGCAAAAAACAGATGAGGTATCTGTTCGCGACGGATCCGAAGTTAGCGAAGAAGTTCCTCAAGAAAACAACAAAGAAACAATTGAAGAACCTTCCGGAGAAAGCGAAAAAGAAAAAGAGGAAGAAGAAGTAATTACTATAAGTGAAATTACTGAGGAAGAGAAAGAAGAACCTGTAGTAGAACAAGCTGCAGAACCTGTACAACAACAAAGACAACTTCCAGAAAATATAGAAAAACTAGTACAGTTTATGGAAGAAACTGGTGGTACAGTTGAAGACTATGTTAGAATTAATGCTGATTACTCTAATGTAGATAACAATAAATTGTTAGAAGAATATTACAAACAGACGCGTCCTCATTTAGATTATGAAGAAGTTAAATTTTTAATGGAAGATAATTTTAATTATGACGAAGAAGTTGATGAAGAGCGAGATGTAAGGAAAAAGAAACTCGCTTACAAAGAAGAAATTGCTAAAGCCAAAAGCTTTTTGGAGGAAACGAAAAAGAAGTATTACGACGAGATCAAGTTGAGACCGGGCGTTACTCAAGAACAACAAAAAGCAACTGACTTTTTCAATAGATACAACGAAGAACAGAAAGTGGTTCAACAGCAACATAGTAGGTTTAAACAAAATACAAACAACTTTTTCAACAAAGAATTTAAAGGTTTTAATTTCGATGTTGGCGAGAAAAAGTTTAGGTACAAAGTTAATAATACCGACAATGTTGCAAACAACCAATCTGACTTAACTAATCTTGTTGGGAAGTTCCTAAATGAAAAAGGAGAAGTCACAGATTATGCTGGTTATCACAAAGCCATTTACGCTGCTGAGAACGTTGATACTATAGCTAGTCATTTTTATGAGCAAGGTAAATCCGACGCTATTAAAAATATGACTGCTAAATCTAAAAATATAACAGAAGATGCTAGGCAGACTGCTGCTAACGCTGGAGATGTTTATATTAATGGGTTAAAAGTAAAAGCAATATCAGGAGCGAATAGTTCTAAGTTAAAAATAAAAACAATAAAAAAATAACTTAAACTAAAAATATAAATTATGAGTTTTGGAACAGGTGGAGCATTTCCACCAAGCTTAATTCCAGCTGCCCAGAAGCAAGCGTTAGGTACTAATTACCTAGCTTTTAATGCTTCAAGTACAGGTGCTGGTCAAGACATGAACAACTTTGCTCAACAATACCTACCGGAATTGTATGAAGCAGAGATAGAAAGATACGGAA